ATGAAATTTGGAATGGCAACAGGAATTCCAATCAACATAACCGGCGAATCTTCTGGAGTATTAGGAACAATCGCCCTTTTAGGCGCAGGACTTCTAGGTGCTGGCATCTTAGTACCACATCAGATGCTATCAGACAAAGAAGTAAGATCTTTTATTTCCCAAGAAAAAAATAAATTATTTATTATTTGGTATCACATACTACCTTCCACGATTATTCTTGGCGCCACAATTCATGCCCTAGCCAGCAATGCAGAGAATTTCTTCATAACCCAACTCTCTGTTTTTGCTGCAACAACAGCACTTGCACTTATTCATTTCTATCTCAGCGGGGATGAAAAAAATAAAAACGCAAGCACGGCCCTATTTTTGGCGACGGTATTAAACTTTGCATCATTTTATTTTGTAATAACCAACGCACTCGCAATTAGAAGTATTTACGATTTAAAAATAAATAATGATACTGACTGGATAATTTTTATTTGTTGCATCCAGGCTGCCATGTCACTAATGGCAGTCATTGTATTCTACGATGCCAGGAGAAATACGAACGGGGTGATGAGCATCTCTTTGTTTACGTTTATTTGCGTGGTATGCCTTGCTCTTATACTGCAAGGTGAACGGCTCGGTGCGGTTTCGCTCATCGCAAATGGCAACGGCGGTGGGATTGCCAAGAAATTTCAAATTGATCCAATTTTATTCAAAGACAAAAACTACTTAAAAAATATCTCAGCAATCGAAGAAAACAATACTGTGGTATTGTGCTATTGGTACGCAAATAGTGACGCATGGTACGTTTCAATTCCAGAATCAAAGTCTGTGAAAGTATGCTCACTTGACGAAAATTTAAAACATCAAAACGGAATTATTCGCATACCTAAAAAATATATGGATATGCAATAGCAAATAATAAGCTTTCGAGTTAATTGCCAGACAATTCCTCTTTGCTCACCCCTCGCGCAGACGCGGCAGGAAAAACCATCCTCGGGAGCAGGCTTCTAGTGTCTGGTCTGAATCAGGTCTGAAAATGCTATTGATACTGTTTTTATTTTTCAGCACTGCCAATTTTATGTTTCACAAAAGGCTGTGCTATTTGATTGGTGAAGAGTTCCATATATTCGCAACCCCCAATAAAGTCATTTCTTCAAAGCTGCATATTGCCTTTTTTTCGGTTACTTGAAGTATAAAGATGCTGAACTCACCCGATGGGCTATCATCCTGCAAGTAATGATAGCGATCTTTATTGCCATTATTCTGAAAAATCAACTTTCCTCTGCTGGAAAGTAATTCGCACTTACCATCACCTTTGGTCGACCCTGGCAAGTAGTCAGCCATTCCAGATCGAGCATGCCAACAGATGGCCTTTGGAAGTGAGGCGGATTTTTGGCCATGCAAAGGTCCCTTCCCCACCGCCGTACGGAAGCGGCAATGCAAATTATCGTTCGCGTAAGCAGATATTTACGAGCATAGGCAATGCCGGCCAGCAGAGCGTTGGGCTGCTGCGTAAGCCTTGGCGCGTACAGCTGGCGACGGGCCTGCGGATGGCTGCTAAGAAAAAGCCAGCAGATCAGCGAAATTCCGCTTCAGTGCTGGCATTTAGAGGTTCTGGCGGGGAGTCTGCCGAATCATGGCTTGGCAGCCACTCCCGGTAATGAATGCGACGGCTTGAGTTTTAAAGGCAGCGTCAAAAATACCGCCACATTGATGATGCTGCTCCATTTCCACACCGGGCAGCCCCTCCCTATATCGGGATCATCATGCAGCCCTCGCACCTGGTGTAGGGTTTCCGGTGCCATGCGCTTATCTGTCAGCGAGACGCCAGCGCCACTTATTGCTCATGCATCCAGTCATAAAATGCCTGATCCAGCAAGAAAGTCTCATTGCCTTGCCGCAAAATCCACATCGGGCCACCACAGGGCCCAATACACCGGCCGGCGACAATGTAATCACCAGGGGGAAGGCGCAGGATTGACTCGAAGCTCGGCAAGTGCAGCACAGTGTGGGGGAGTAGTTATTTTGTCACCGGTATTTGATGGGTGATATCGGGGCGAAAGCCAATAAGCACGAGGTTATCAGCTTGATGAGGCCATCCAGAAGGTCTTGCAAAATAATGAGCAGGAATGATTGAAGACTGACTGCATTTGCAGTGCTTTTGACACCAGACTGATCAATTTCTGCTGCGGAATGCGCAATCGAATAGGCATCATCGTTGGCGGCAGAATGCATGACGGGTGAAGGATGGAGATAGCGCGGGCCGGATTGATGAGAAAAGTCGAGTGCATCATTCAATAGCCGCTTGAGGCGCTCGACATCCGTATTTCCGGCATGGTTGGGTGGGGCCTAGCAATTGGACAGGCCCTTAGACTAGTTCCAGCCTGTCCTTTTGGAAACTGTCGAAAAGTAGAGTCAGGCCACCAGCGCGTCCAGCGCCTGGGTCATGGTGTCGTAACTCCCACCCCTGGCTACATAGTCATACAGAAACGCCACCACCATCCCGCGACGGTCTGAATGCAGCACCAGGCCGCGCTCCTGCAGCATCCGGTCCAGCACCGACTCCACCAACTGCAGCTTACCCAGGTCTAGCGTCGTGGGAATGCCCTCTGCAGCAGCAGGCACGCGGCAGGCTGCCGGCTCTGCCAGATATTGCTCGGGCAGACGATACACGCGGCGCTCCCCACCCCTTCCGGTCACCACTTCGTGATACCACTGCTCACGCTCGGCGCGGGCAATGATTGCCGGCTTCGACGTCGGCATGCCGGGAAGGCGCAGTGCTGCAATTTCACTGGCTGATAACAAATCCTGCACCTAACACTTACCTCACTTAACCGTTAAGCCTCGCCTGACACTTAAACTGTCAAAGAGCTAACAATTTGCCAATAAAGGCAACGGTTTTGCTGAATATTGGCGCAGCAGGCATAAAGTACAGAAACGGTAAGTGTTAATCACTTAACACATTGACCGTTAATTTCTTAACACTTAACGTGTTCACACCTAATCACCGCAAAGGATTAAGGCATGAACACATCTGCTGCCGTCAAAAAAACCGCACCGGACTGGCACCGTGCGGACATCGTAGCGGCCCTGCACAAACAGGGCTGGTCCTTGCGCAAGCTTTCTCGGGAAATCGGCCTGAGTTCGGGCGCACTCAACAATGCCCTGGATCGTCCCTGGCCCAAGGCTGAGCGCATCATCGCTGCCACCATCGGCCAGCCACCGGAGGTGATCTGGCCCAGCCGCTACGAGAAGCGCCATTCTAAACCGGTTTTGCCTCCCCTGGTTTCCGCCATGGTACTGGCTGACAGCGCCAGCACCTTTGTCTGAATGAATCGTATGCAAGCACCACGCATTGCGCCAGCAGCACGATTCTCAACCTGGAGGAACACCTGGTGAGAAAACCCAATTGGAAAAGCCGCTACGCCAGCAATTTGGAAGAAGCCATCGAACTATGCGCCGATCACGCAGCTGACAAGCTGCGCCGGCCGGCAAAGGTGATGGCGGATCTGATGGGCGTCGAACTCAAAACCTACTACCGCTGGCTGGCCGAAACATCCATGCCACTTAACCGGTTGCGCCAGTTCGAAGCATTCAGTGGCGCCAGCTTCATCAGCGACTATCTCTGCTTGGCCCATGGCGACAAGGTAGTCATCCGCATTGCTAGTGGCAAAAAGGCTGACCACACCGACCTGGCCGATATCCACGCCAGCTTTGCGGATGCCATGTCATTACTTGTACGTTTCTACCAGCATGGCGAATCGCTGGACGAAACGGTGGCCGCCCTCACCTGCACACTGTCCAAACTCGCTTATCAGCGCGAAAACATCAGTAAGAGCGGAGTGCCGGAACTAGCCCTGTTCGGTGGTGACGCATGAATAGCACGCGCTACAGCGCCACCGACCTGCTGGCTCTCAAACTAGCGGTATTGCCCGGCAGCAAGGTTGCCCTGCTCGCCCGTGCCGACAAGGAACTCTGGCCCTATCAGGAAGTCAGCGGCCGGGGTGGCAAGCGCCGGGTTTACACCCCGCCCGCCTATGTGGTGGAGGCCATGCAGCAGGCCCAGGTCAACAGCCTGCTCACACAGCAAGTTGCCCCAGCGCTCACTCCCGCGCCAGCAGCAACAAGCCAAGCAGAAACTACAGCGCAATCCCTCTGCGCCGATGCCCGTCTTGGCGTATTGCAGGTGCTGCAATCGCTGATGCAGCGCACCGGCTACCCCATGAAAAAAGCCGCCGCCCTGCTGCTGGACATGGCGCGGCTTGGTACGGCCAGCGAACAGCTGCAAGCCATGCTGAAACTGGCCCGTAACGAGCGGGGCCGGCCCAGCGCGGATGGGCTACCCAGCGTGCGCAGCCTGCTGCGGCTGGCTGAATACCAGCAACAAGGCCGGCTGGCTCCGGCGCAGCGCCAGCCGCAACTGACCGTGCCGCCGTGGGCAGCCAGCTTCATGCGCCATTACCAGCGCCCGGAAAAACCCACGCTGGAACACGCCTACCGCCAGTTTGCTGTGCAATGGCAAGCCGAACAGGGCCAGGCTGACTTGCCCAGCGTGTGGCAGGTACGGCGCTTTGTCAGCAAGGTGGGCGAAATCAGCCGCCACAGCGGCCGCATGGGCGAACGCGAACTCAAAACCCTCAAGCCCTTTATCCGCCGCAGCTTTGCCGACCTATTGCCGGGCGACATCTATAGCGCCGATGGCCACACCTTCGACGCCGAAGTGCAGCACCCGCTGCACGGCCGCCCCTTCCGACCGGAAATCACCACGCTGGTGGATATCGCCACCCGCAAGGCTGTTGGCTGGTCGGTGGGGCTGGCTGAAAGCGCGCTGGTGGTGCTGGACGCGCTGCGCGATGCCTGCCTTAAGCACGGCATTCCGGCGGTGTTTTATGTCGACAACGGTAGCGGCTACAAAAACCAGATGATGCTGGATAGCGCCACTGGCTTCATGGCGCGCCTCGGCATCGAGATGATCAACAGCCTGCCCTACAACTCGCAGGCACGCGGGGTGATCGAGCGGCTGCACCACAGCATCTGGGTCAAGGCCGCCAAAACCCTGCCCGGCTATGTCGGCCGCGACATGGACAAGCAGGCCCGGCAAAGCAGCTTCAAGATCACCCGCCAGGCCATCCGCCAGTCTGGCACCAGCGGCAGCGCCGCCGCCATGCCACTGCTGGGCTGGGGCGACTTTGTGCAGTTTTGCGAGCAACAGGTGGCCGACTACAACGCCCGCCCGCATCGCAGCCTGCCACGCATCACCGACCCGGCCACGGGCCGCCGTCGCCACATGAGCCCGGATGAACAATGGGCCATCCATGTCGCCCAGGGCTTTGTGCCGCACAGCATAAGCGACGATGAAGCGCGCCCGCTGTTCCGCCCGCAATTGTTGCGCACCGTGCGCCGCTGCGAAATCGAACTGTTAGGCCAGCGTTACTTTGCCCGCGCCCTGGAAGAACACCACGGCGAGCAGCTGCATGTCGGCTACGACATCCACGACCCCAGCCGCGTGTGGGTGTACGACGCCGCCGGCCACTTTCTGTGCCATGCCGAGCTGGACGGCAACCAGCGCGACTACTTGCCGCGCAGCCTGCTGCAACAAGCCCGCGACAAGCGCGCCCAGGGCCGCGAACGCCGCCTGCAAAACCAGCTGCAGGAAGTGCGCGCCGAACGGTACGGCCAGCCCGCCCTCACCCTGCAGGCCGACGAGGTGCTGCCCGGCCTGCGCGGCCAGGACATCGCCGGGGCGTTCGAACGCTTGCACAGCAGCCCGGCCAGCACGCCAACCGCAAAGGCGGACGAGTTTGCCGTGCCCGCCGACCCACAACAACGCCTACAGCTGCACCGCCAGCTGACTGCCAGCGCCACCCCGCTCAGCCCGCAGCAGCAACGCTGGCTGGTCAGTTATGCCAAGAGCCACGAATACAAGGTCTTGCACCAGAAAACCGCCTGAGGACAGCACCATGCACCCTACCCACACCGGCCGCATCGCCCCCATTGCCAACCTCGACCTGGTCGCGGTGGTGATGGAAAAACTGGTCAACCGCCAGGACAGCCTGCCCGGCCTGGCCGTCTACTACGGCCCCTCCGGCTGGGGCAAAACCACCGCCACCGTGGCGGTGGCCAACCGTAGCCGCGCCTATTACGTGCAACTGCGCAGCGCCTGGAGCCGCAAGACCCTGCTGGAAAAAATCCTGTTTGAAATGGGCATCAAGCCCGGCGGCACCATGCCCGCCCTGCTCGACCAGATCTGCGAACAACTGGCTGCCAGCCGCCGCCCGCTCATCCTGGACGAGTTTGATTACTGCGCCGACAAGCACGGCATGATCGAACTGGTGCGCGACATCTACGAAGGCAGCCAGTCCAGCCTGCTGCTGGTGGGCGAAGAACAGCTGCCGCACAAGCTCAAGCGCTTCGAACGCTTCCATGGCCGCGTGCTGTCCTGGCTGCCGGCCGCTGCGGTCACGCTGGCCGATAGCCGCCAGCTGGCCGCCATCTACTGCCCGGACATCCCGCTGGCCGACGATCTGCTGCAGCACCTGGTCACCCTCAGCCATGGCAGCGTGCGCCGTGTGTCGGTGAATCTGGTCAATGTCTACGACACCGCCCTGGTGGAAGGGCTGGACAGTGTGGACCTGGCCGCCTGGGGCCAGCGGCCGCTGTACACCGGCGAAGCCCCGCGCCGCCATGGCAGCGCCGCGTAAGGAGCCCGCCATGAAAACCCCGCTCCCTAACCGCCTGCCCGCCCAGCTGGAACAACGCGGCGGCAAAAGCAAACGCCAGCGCATCTGGGAAATCATCCGCGCCCGGCAACAAGACCTCAGCGCCGCCGAGCTTGCCCGCGCCAGCGGCGTGGACAGCGCCACCATCGTCAGCTACCTGCGCGCACTGGAAAAAGGCGGCTACCTGCACGCCCACAGCCCGGCCAGCGGCAATGGCAACGGCAAGCGCTATCGGCTGATGCGTGACAACGGCGTGGAAGCCCCGCGCCTGAACAAAAGCGGCCAGCCGGTCAGCCAGGGCAGTGGCAACGAAACCCTGTGGCGCACCATGCGCATTCTCGGCCAGTTCAACAGTCGCGAACTGATCCAGCATGCCGCCAGCGCCGGCATCCACATTGCCGACGACAGCGCCAACACCTATCTGCGCATCCTGTACCGCGCCGGTTATTTGCAACTGGTGGAAGCCTCGCGCCCGCTGGGCATCGGCAAGGGCAAAACCCTCAACCGCTACCGCCTGCTGCCCGGCAAATACAGCGGCCCGCGCCCGCCGATGATCCAGCGCAGCAAATGCGTATACGACCCCAACCTGGCCAGGGTGGTCTGGCAAGAGGACATCCGCCATGACGACGACTGAGCCGCGCTGGCTGGCTCTGCTGCGCCGCGCCGCCGCAGCCAGCAGCATTGGCCAGCTGGCCAAACGCCTGGGCTATAGCCGCACCACCCTCAGCCTGGTGCTGGCCGGCAAATATCCCGGCAACACCCGCCATGTGGCGCGCAAGGCGCTGGCGCTGCTGGACAGCCTGCACTGCCCCTGGCTGCAACAGGACATCCGCCAGGAAGACTGCCGCGCCGTGGCGCTGGCCCGTGCCCCCACCCATCACCCCAGCAAGCTGGCCCACTGGCGCGCCTGCCAGCACTGCCCGCACCGACCCGAAGGAGAAAGCCATGATCCAAACCATGCTGCCTGACCCCACCCTGCCTCCCCATGCCCAGGACAACGCCAGCATGCTGCTGGCCGCGCTGCGCATTGCCCAGGCAGTGCGCCAGCTCACCGAGCGCGGCTTGTCGGTGGTGAGCGCCAACCTGCAGCACACCGAACGCCCCACTATCCGTATCCGCACCAGCCCGCGCTGCCAACGGCTGATCGCCAGCGGCGACGCCGTCTATTACAGCTTTGGCCACGACACCTATTTCGGCCACTACCGCCAGGGGCAGTTCCAGCTGGAAGGCTGCCGCATTGTCTGGACCGAGTTCGGCCACTAAGCCACCAGGAGACCACCATGAGCGACACCAACATCCCGCAAGACTACCGCCAGCTGCGCCGCCAGAAAGGGCTGAACCAGCAACAGTTCTGGAGCCGGGTATTCGTCACCCAGTCCGGCGGCAGCCGCTACGAAAACGAACGCAGCGTGCCCGCCCCGGTGGCCGAGCTGGTGCGCTTGCGCCACCAGTTGGGCATCGATACCAGCAAGATCACCCCGGCCAATGCCGACCTGGTACGCAGCCTGCTGGCTGGCGACATCGACAGCGCCATGCTGGAAGCCACCGCCCAGCGCTGCCGGCTGGTCATGACAGCACTGGGCAACGGAGCCAGCGAACTGCTCACCCTCAGCGGCCACATCTCCCAGGTACTGGGCAACAGCAAGGAGGCGCAGCCATGAGCACCCCGCAAGGTTACAAACAGGACGCCCGTGGCCGGCTGGTGCCGCTGGAGCACATCAAGCCCATCGACCAGGCACGCGACGAACTGGTCAACGACATCGTCAGCCGCGCCCGTCTGCTCAACCGCAGCCTGGCCGAATTCAAAACCGCCGTATTCGGTGACATCAATGCCTTTGTCGAGCTGTCCGGCGAACGCTATGGCGCCAAGCTGGGCGGTTGCAAGGGCAATGTCTCGCTGCTGAGCTTTGACGGCCGCTACAAGCTGCTGCGCGCCATTCAGGACACGCTGGCATTCGACGAAGGGCTGCAAGCCGCCAAAAGCCTGATCGACGAATGCCTGCATGAGTGGACCGAAGGCGCCCGCAGCGAAATCCGCGCCATCGTCGGCGACGCCTTTAATGTGGACAAGGCCGGCAACATCAGCACCGGCCGAATTCTCGGCCTGCGTCGGCTCGATATCCAGGACGAGAAATGGCAGCGCGCCATGCAGGCGCTGTCCGACTCGGTGCGGGTGCAATGCTCCAAGAGCTACATCCGCATTTATGAGCGCATTGGCGACAGCGACCAGTACCAGGCGCTGCCGCTGGACATCGCCAGTGTTTGAACGCGACCGGAGACCGGCCACGTCACATTGCAGCAACCCACGACCACCAAGGAGCACCCCATGAACAAGCAACAACTCATCAGCACCCTGGCCGACAAGGCCGGCCTCGCCAAAGTGGACGCCCTGCGCCTGGTCGATGCGCTGGAACAGACCATCCGCGAACAAGCACAGCAAGGCAATGAAGTCGCCTTCGCCAGCATCGGCCGCTTCAAGGTACGCACCAGCGCCGCCCGCACCGGCCGCAACCCCAAAACCGGCGAAAGCCTGGCCATCCCGGCCAGGCGCAAGGTGGTGTTCCTGCCGGGCAAGGCCTTGAAGGATAGCCTCAACTAAAACCCGACATCGAGCCGACCGTTAACCCGGCCGGCTCCGTAACAGGTTTTAACGCATCAAGAAGAAACAAAGGGGAAGCAGATGAAAGACACGCGCCAGGCCCTGATCGCCAAACTGCACATCGCCCGCCAGCAACTGGCCATGCACGATGCCGACTACCGCAGCCTGCTGGCACGCATCGTCCCCGGCTGCAGCAGCAGTACCCAGCTGGACCAGCCGCAGCTAGTACAGGTGCTGGCAGAAATGCAGCGCCTGGGCTTTGTCGCCAGACCCGGCCCCCGCCATGGCAAACGGCCACAGCCCAGCGCAGGCCGTCAGGCGCTGATGGGCAAGATAGCGGCGCTGCTGGCCGAAGCCCGCCGCCCCTGGCGCTACGCCGACGCCATGGCCAGGCGCATGTATGCAATAGACAAGGTGGATTGGCTGGACACGCAGCAGCTGCACAAGCTGGTCGCCGCGCTGATGATCGACGCACGCCGCGCCGGGAGGAAAACCGAATGAAAGCGGAACACGCCAAGCAGCTGGAACAGCTACAGCACCTGCTACCGGAAATGGCGCAACTCATCGCCAGCCTGATCGGCCTGCCCAGGGCGCTCAAGCTGATCGAAGCCTGGGGCGGCACCACTTTTCCCGTCAGTAAAAACCAGCGCCGCCAGGGACAAATCCGCTACGAAGCCCTGGCCGAGGTGGTGGGCGTGGACGCCGCCAACATCCTTACCCGCCACTTTGGTGGCGAGGTACTGGCCATCCCGCGCTGCGCCGCCGCCCTGCGCGCCATGCGCAACCAGCAAATCCGCGACAGCTTCGACACCCTCACCCGCCACCACCCCGCCAGCCACGCCGTGCACCAGCTGGCGCGGCAGTACCAGATTACCGAACGGCACGTGTGGAGTATTTTGAAAAAAGATGAGCAATCGCAAGCTACTGGGCAAGGGGATTTGTTTTAAGGCTGGTGCCTGTCTGGCTAGTTCTGGCACTTTTTGCTGATGCTGACCAAGAATGACATCAGGTGGGGAAGATTTAGAGTATGGCCAATATGACGAGCCAGCCAGAACTCGCACAGTCGGCTAAAGTCCCTCTGCGGACCTTAGTCGCCGAGGGTAGCCAAGGCTACTTACTGAGCAGAGCAGAAGCTCAGAGTATTTACTGAACAAGAACTTCTCGGCCGACACTGTTCTTTACATGTTAAAGCAGCTACAAAAGCATCTAGAAAACAAAGGGCGATTCAATCGATAAAGTTTTTAACCTTAAAGAGAAAATAGTGGTGGATTTATTTTTTAATAAATCCACCACTATTTTTTATACTAAACCGAAGAAGTCAAATTACCCGCTGCTTATTCGCGTAACCAAACGAGTAAACAACCTCACCAACCTCCATCCATTCTTGATCAATGTTAGAGTCCACCATTTTCAGCGTCAAATCTGCTCGTTTCAACGAAAGAAAATCCTTGACCCAATCGAGAATATCTTCCACAACGGGCGGACTAACATACCCATCACATCCCCCAGAGCAATTGCATTCAGATACAACAGGCATTTTTACGAAAAACTTCAAGACGGCACCACCTTTTGACTGGATCCATTTTTTGCACGTCCCATTCTTAATATCCACATAACTATATTCAACGGGGTGAGCGGAAAGTATATTCCTTAATATTTTGATATTTTCAAGCCACTTATCTCGATCGGGAGAAATTGGCCGTTCAAGAACCGCCCCTTCAATTAAACCAAGAGGAAGAATATTTTCTAACTCTCTTGCATCCGTAGATTTAAACAAGAACACTGCATCATTTTGTGATTGTATTTTATTACATTCCTTTACAGCGTCAGATCCTTGATGACCTGGCGTTAATTTGTCGCTATCCAAAATAAGCAATATCGGTCTTGATTTTTCTCTTATTTTCTCTTGCGCAACCCCTGGGCCATTTCCACATCCGCCAGTCATATCCTTCGAAACCCTTAATGAATTCTGGTCAAACCCCTTTAAAATCGCATAGTGCCTTGCCGCCTCGGCATAAATATTAGCATCTCTCATGTGTTCCCCTATCAAATTCGAAGGGTAAGAAAGCCAATCAAGTGCTGCACTAAGTGACATTTTCCAAACATGCTTACCAGAAACCGTTACCCGCTTTATTTTTTCTGGCTTATCTATATGAGAAATCTCCACAAAATATTTTAATTGACTCTTAATAGAAAAACCATCACTTGCTTGAGTTTTTATTTGATCTAAAATAACAGGGGTTGTAGTCCAAAGTTTTTCTGGAACGCTTTCTAGCACATCATTAATGGCACTTCTAGCCATCAAAATAAAGTGACTACGCGCTGCGTGCAACTGAATAATTTGATTAAAAAGTGACAAAGCATCATTATCTGCTACGCAGATCTCAGACGCCAAACTGTTTTCAAGAAAGACGAGCATGGCAGACCTTAAACAGACAAGAACCCGTAAGGCCAATTTATCAACTGACCCTCTTCATCGTAACCTGTGGTTCTAATAACTGTTGAACCGCCAGACTCTTGCTCAAACAATAAAATCTGAACATCCTCATGAGACAAAGTCTGCCGCTCGATCAAATCACCAATCTCATTTACCATTGATTGACTATGAGTTTCAATTACGAATTTAATACTTTCATTTCGCGCCTTTTCTACTACCGTAGCAATCAATCTAGCCAACTTTCTTTGCATCGCTGGATGCAGATGCAATTCTGGCTGTTCCCAAACCAAAATTTTTTCAACTGCCCCTTTCGAACTGGTGCTTGATCTACCATTATCAAACGCCAACCATGCCTGTACCGCTAGGGGTAAGGCCTGGGAAAAACCAAACCCGATATCAGCAATATTGTCTATTCTTCCAGTTGATGTATCTTCTATCTTGATTGAGACATGACCTTCCGCATCATGGGTTGCAACCTTAATACCCAACGTATCATTTAGCCAATCATTTAATCTATTAAGACTACCTCTATCCAAGGATTTTATAAAAAAAGCAACATTTGACCCAGTTGCATCAATATTCTCTACAGATAACTCTTGTTTCCTATAATATCTCTCAGCGGTCGCCCTGATTGGGCGAATGTAATTAACAGCTTCAAAATATTTCTTGATATCCGAATCCATATCAGCCAACAGTAACTCACTCGCAGCCATAACAACAGCCCTAGCAAACGAGGATGCCAATATTTTATCTTCCAACACTTCGCTAATAAATTTCTTCCACGTCGCATATGCATACGGAAGATTAGACGCCAGTTTAATTATCGCATCTTCACTACCCATCACTCTTAATTTTGCAGCAATTTCATGCACACGCTCATCAGAAAGTCGACCATGCAACCTGTTTCTAAGAAACCAAAATAAATTCATGTACAAAGGCGAATATGCAGGAATGAGTCTATTATCAACCTTAGTTTCTATTAGAAAGTCATACAAAGGCATCAAAAAACTTTGCACCGGGACGATTGTATAATATTTTGGATATGGTAAATTATCTGGACCACAAGAAACTTTATTTAAAACACCATCATCAGAAAAATGATACTCAACCCTATAACCATAAACATCTAATATTAAATTCTTATAAATAGTTCTTGTCTCATTAGTTCCAACATCAATTGAAACCTTCACGCGCGAAGGCCCAAACATTCTTACAAAAGCCTTGGAAGCAACTGATCTTTTGTAATTTTGTGCAAATCCACCATGCAGCATTTCAAATTCAAAACTAATGATTTTATTATCAGAATACCTAGAAATAACATCGCCAAACGAGCCAAAATCAACCAAATTTCCATTCCAAAGAATTGGCGATGTTTTATTTACCAAAGAGCCTTGCGAAAAGAGTGGCCATATCCTTAAAAAGGAACTCTTTCCAATACTGTTCTTTCCAATCATTAAATTGATTGGTTTTAATGAGACAATTCCCGTATCCAAAAAACCTCTGAAGTTTCTTACTCTCAATGAGTTAAGCTTCACGCACGTATCCTTTGCAAAATTTAATATCAATGCAACTTAACCACACGATTCTAGTGGCATGTGCACAAAGTATGACTTCAAAAATCCCCCGAAGAGGTGGCACCCAGACGCATGCCTATTGATTAACCAGATAAAGTTTTATCTCTGCCAAGCTTGCGACAAAAGTACAAAAAATTCATTAGCATATAAATATGATGTAATACAAAATTATTATGCCAAAGCTTTAGAATATAGACATGAATGATTTTATTGATGTAATAGATGCTCCTTCCTGCATCAGCACCGCGGTGCCATCCTGAGAGGGCTATCGCCTCACGGTTCTAGGGGCATCACTATGGACTGTAGGATAATTAGCTTGGATTTACCCAAGAATGTGTCTCAACTCTAGATGAACATATTCTATAAAAGGCCTTCCTTAATGAGTGCTTCCGAAGCAAAGGTCGCTGTTCGTCATCAAAGAATAAGAATGACCGCTTAGAACCATGAATAAATGCTAACAGCTGTGGCCAAGTTATACGCGTAGGCTATCCGGTAGTTAACCGATCGAAGCAACCCCTCAAATTGCTGGTCTGCAGAAATAACGACCGAGAGGAACTGGCTAACTGCAGCCATATTACCACATCGTCATGGTCAACCAGATTGGCAGGAAACAGCTCCCCCACCCTAGCCTGTTCTTCAGCCCAAAGAGAAAGCACCAACGATGCCCTGCTGTCAGTTTGTCAGCATGTATTGACTCGCCCCCACTGAACCCTTTCACAGCGCCCCGCCCGGGGCGCTTTTCTATTCTGGTGGCCATTACTCACTGTTGATGGACGCCAGCACCATGGCCAGCCGCCTTCTTACCGACCTTCACCCCGACTTGCAGCCATTGGCGCATGCCTTCGTGCGCCAGTGCGCGGATGCCGGGGTGGAGGTGTTGATTTACTGCACCTGGCGTTCCGGGGCCGAGCAGGATGCCTTGTACGCCCAGGGCCGCAGCAAGCCGGGCCCCAAGGTGACCAATGCCCGCTCCGGGCAGTCCGCCCACAACCACACCATCCAGGGCAAGGCCGCGTCGCGCGCTTTTGACGCTGTGCCCATGCTGGGCGGCAAGCCGCAATGGTCGGCCAGCCACCCGCACTGGCAGGTGATGGGCCGCATTGGCGAGGCGCTGGGGCTGAACTGGTATGGCAACCCCAGGGCGAAGTTTCGCGAGTTCCGCATTTTGAATTGGCCAGGGGGTGGCAGTAATGGGCTTGCTCGATCTGATCCGCAACCCGGTCAGTGGCCGGCTGTCCACCAGCGATAGCACGCTGGTGGGGGCCTTCGTGGTCAGCTCGCTGGTGCTGCTGTGGATTACCGTGCAGGGCAAGCTGGATGAGTGGCTGTATGTCGGTTATCTGGCGGCCTGGGTGGCGCAGAACCAGGCCTCCAAGCGGGCGGCGATTGCCCGCGATGCCTTGCAGCAGGAGGAGCGGCCATGACGCTGCCCTTTGCTAATCGTCGCTGGGTGTGGCTGCTGGGTGCTACTACCCTGGCTGCCGGGCTGTTCACTGCAGGTTACCGCTGGGCCGAGCGTGGTTATCTGGTCGACATCGCCCAACAACAAGCCACCCACGCCGAGCAACAGCGCCTGCAGGCAGAAGCCCAGGCCGAGGCGCTGGCCAGCGCGCTGCGTGAGCAGCAACAACTGCAGGAACAGGCCTACCAGGTGGGCGTGGCACTGTTGCAGGCCCGTGCCGATCTGGCCCGCAGCCAGGCACAACTCAGCCGGAGGATTACCCATGTCGTACAGCAGGATGGCGAGCGTTTTACTGGCCTTGGCCCTGACAGCTTGCGCCTCTACCGCGCCGCGCTCGGTTACACCAGTGACGATGAATATTTGCCCGCAGCCGACGCCAGAGCTGCGGTTCAAGCCGATCAAACCACCGCCTCCGCAGGCGGATTACCACCCATAGCCCTGCTTTACCACGCGGCCGACTATGGCCAGTGGTGCCAGCAGCTGGAACAGCAACTGGATGGCTGGCGGGCGCTGTTTCCTGGCCCGTCCAGTCTGCAACAAGGAGAAGCCCATGCCAGACCATGAAGAACTGCAACGTGCGCTGGGGCGCATGGAAGGCAAGATGGACCTGATGCTGGCACGGCAGAACATCCACAACGACCGTATCGACAAAATGGACGGCCGCCTGCGTGATGTGGAAATCCGCGCCTCCAAGAACGGGGCCATCAGCGGTGCCATTGCCGCCATCGGCACCGCCATTGCGGCTGAAATGATCAAGCGTGGAATCCTGTAGTGGCACACGGGCAGGACACCCGCGACAAGCTGCGCCGCCTTTATGTGCTGGAGCGCATCAGCCTGGAAATTGCCGCCCTGCAATGCGCCATCTCGCAGTCCACCGCCAGCCGCTGGAAGCGCGAGGCACTGGACAAGGGCGACGACTGGGACAAGCTGCGCGCCGCCCACCTGCTGGCCGGCGATGGCATCGAGGCGGTAGCCCGCGCCGCGCTGGCCGGCTTCATGACCCAGTACCAGGCCACCATGGACGCGCTGAACGCCAACCCGGACTTTCCACCGGAAAAGAAGGTGCAGATTCTGGCCAGCCTGGCGGATTCATTTAATAAAACCGTGGCCGCCAGCAAGCGCGTGCTGCCGGAAACCAGCCAGCTGGCCACCGCGATGGAGGTGGTGCAGAAACTGGCCGGATTTATCCGGGAGCGTTACCCCAAACACGCTCAGGCCTTTGTCGAGGTGCTGGAGCCGTTTGGGGAGGAGTTGGCGCGGGTGTATGGCTAGAAAATGCTGTTAAACACAGATACCACGGCTTCCGGGTTATCACAGGCTTTTTCAATCAGCTTGTTGGTGAGTGTTTTTAACGCCTCTCCCGGTAGCTCTTTTAACTGATCCACGAAGCGTTTCTTCTCTGCTACGGGGAGCTGGGATTCCATGATTCTGGTTTCGAGAAGATCACGGATGGTATCGGCATGAAGCTTGACGGTAACCGTGCCGAGGATGGCGGAAAGTCCACCATCTTGTTCAAGAAAGTCTAATCCAGATGAAGAGATTTTAAATTGAGGTGGTGTTGTAGAGGGAAGTCCAATCTGATCATCGAGATGTGAATTCCACGCTTCAATCAAACGATGTCCATGAAGATATGCAACGTTTGCACGTAATACATCTATTTCAATGCCAGTAAAAATATCTGAATGGATAGTTGTGAGTTCGGGATAAATCTCACGCAATGAATTTAATACTTGGCGTTGTATTTCTCGATCAAGTTTCATTTAGCACCTCGCGGAAATGACATGAGCAAGCTTACCAAAAAATCCTTCCTGCAGGACCTTGCCCAGTTGGCCGCCGCCTACCGCAGCCAGCTGGAGTCCGAATGTGAAGGCTTCGACCCGGACCCGGCCGCCAGTCAGGCACGCCGGCTGCAGGCCATGGCCAGCTTCCGCTTTTTTGCCCTCACCTACTTTCCGCACTACACCCGGCGCGAGCCAGCGCGACTGCATGACTATCTGTTTACCCGCTTCCAGCAGATCATCGACAACCAGGCAGGCGACCACGACGCAGTGGCCGCACCGCGTGGCCATGCCAAGTCCACGCTGATTACCCAGATCGGCACGCTGTGGTGCGTCATCACCGGCCGCAAGCACTACCCCATCCTGGTAATGGACGCGCTGGACCAGGCATTGCCCATGCTGGAAGCGATCAAGGCCGAGCTGGAATTCAACCCGCGCCTGCTGCGCGATTTCCCCGAAGCCTGCGGCCAGGGCCGGGTGTGGCAGGTGGGTACCATCCTTACCCGCAACGACGCCAAGATCGAAGTGTTCGGCTCCGGCAAGCGCATTCGTGGCCGGCGGCATGGGCCGTGGCGGCCGGATCTGGTGATCGGTGACGATCTGGAAAACGACGACAATGTGCGCAGCCCGGAGCAGCGCGACAAGCTGCATGCCTGGCTCAACAAGAGCCTGCTGTCGCTGGGTGATGCCGACGACAGCCTGGACGTGTTCATCATCGGCACCATCCTGCATTACGACTCGGTGTTGGCGCGGCTGCTGGCCAACCCGCTGTGGCATGGGGCCAAGTTTCGCGCCGTGGAGCAATGGCCGGAACGCATGGACTTGTGGGACCACTGGACCGAGCTGCTGCTATCCCAGGGCGTGGACGCCGCCCTCGCCTACTACCAGGCACACCAGCCGGAGATGGATGCCGGGGTGCAGATCTGCTGGCCGGGCGGCACCAGCTTTTACCAGCTGATGGTGAAGCGCGCCCGCGATGGCAAGGCGGCATTCGACAGCGAACAGCAAAACGACCCACTATCCGGCGACGATGCGCCGTTTGCCGAGTGCATTCATTTCTGGGTCAACCGGCTGGCCGACTGGCTGTTTTACGGAGCCTGCGACCCCTCGCTGGGCCGCGCCGGTGCCAGCCGTGACCCGTCTGCCATCCTGGTGGGCGGCTACAACCGCCACAGCGGCGTGCTGGATGTGGTGGAAGCCAGCATCCGCAAGCGCCTGCCGGACCGCATCATTGAAGACGTCATCGCCTTCCAGCAGCAATACCGCTGCCTGCTGTGGCTAGTGGAGTCGGTGCAGTTTCAGGAATTCATGCGCACCGAGCTGGTAAAGCGCGCTGCCGCCCGTGGCATTCCGGTGCCGGCACGAGGTGTGACGCCGATTGCCGACAAGCTACTGCGCATTGAAACCCTGCAGCCACACATGGCCAATGGCCTGATCCGCCTGCACCCTTCGCAGCACACCCTGATCGAACAGCTGCGCCACTTTCCCAAGGCCGACCACGACGACGGCCCGGACGCGCTGCAGATGCTGTGGGCTGCAGCGATTGGCGGTTGCGGAGCCATCGCCTATACCCCGGTCCACCGCGACCAGGCCGCTGCCTTTGGCGGTGGTGCCTGGTAGGAGCCGCCATGACAAGACTACTAGACCAATACGGCCAGCCCATTCAACGCAAGGTACTGGGCGAGGCACAAACCGCCCGCATCGGCTGGGTGACACGGGCATTTGCCGAGCACCCCTCACGCGGCCTGACCCCGGCGCGGCTGCATCGCGTACTGGAAGAAGCCGAACAGGGCGTGCTCAGCGCCCAGGCCGATCTGTTTACCGATATGGAAGAAAAAGACGGCCACATCTTTGCCGAGATGAGCAAGCGCAAGCGCGTGCTGCTGACGCTGGATTGGTCTGTCGAAGCGCCGCCACAGGCCAGTGCCGCCGAGAAGACGCTGGCCGGCCGCCTGCAGGAGTGGCTGGAAAACATGCCAGAGCTGGACGATGTGCTGCTGGACTGTCTGGACGGCATCGGCCACGGCTTTGCCGCGCTGGAAATTCAGTGGCAGCAATTGGGGCGGGAGTGGCTGCCGGAGCGGCTGAGCCATCGGCCACAGCGCTGGTTCCAGACCCTGCCGACCGATGGCAATGCGCTGCGCCTGCGCGATGGCACCATGGAAGGTGCGGAACTATGGCCCTTCGGCTGGGTGCTGCACCAGCACCGCGCCAAGTCTGGCTATCTCACCCGCGCCGGACTGCATCGCATCCTGTGCTGGCCTTATCTGTTCAAGAACTACGCGGTGCGCGATCTGGCCGAGTTTCTGGAAATCTATGGCCTGCCGCTGCGGGTGGGCAAATACCCCAGCGGGGCCACCGATGCCGAAAAAGCCACGCTGCTGCAGGCGGTGGCCGGCATTGGCCACAACGCCGCCGGCATCATCCCGGAAGGCATGCTGATCGAGTTCCAGGAAGCGGCCAAGGGCAGCCATGACCCCTTCCAGGCGATGATGGACTGGTGTGAGCGTACCCAGAGCAAAGCCATTCTGGGCGGCACGCTCACCAGCCAGGCCGATGGCAAAACCAGCACCAATGCGCTGGGCCAGATCCACAACGAAGTGCGCCACGACCTCACCGTCAGCGATGCGCGCCAGCTGGAAGGCACGCTCACCCGCGATCTGCTCTACCCGCTGGCCGTACTCAACGCCGGCCAGATCGACCCGCGCCGCCTGCCGCGCCTGGTATTCGACACCCGCGCCGTGGAAGACATGGCCAGCTATGCCGACAGCCTGCCCAAGCTGGTGGGACTGGGCCTGAAAGTGCCGGTCAGCTGGGTGCGCGACAAACTGGCCATCCCGGCCCCTGCCGAGGATGAAGAAGTGCTCAGCACCCCACGGCCAGAGCTGGCCTTGCCACCGGCACTGCGGCCACAGCCCAAGGCCGACAAGGCCGCGCTGCATTACCGTGCGGTGCTGCGCAATAGTGAGGGCGAACTGGTCTACCCGGACCAGCAGGCCATCGACGACATCAGCTTGCCGCAGCTGGACAGCGCCGTGCAGCAGCTGCTGGCCCCGTTGATTTCCCGCATCCAGTCCGGTGAGCACCCGGACAGCGTGCTGGCCAGCCTGGCCACGGCCTGGCCGGAGCTGGACGACAGCCAGCTGCAACAGCTGCTGGCCCAGGCCATCTTTGTGGCCGATGTGTGGGGCCGCCTGCATGGCGACAGCTGACTTAGGCTTTGCCATCGACCTGCCTCCCGAGCAGGCCATCCGCTATTTCGAAGCCAAGGGCTACACCATCGGTTTTAACTGGCAGGAGGTGTGGGGCGAAGCCCACGCCCGCGCCTTTACCGTGGCCGGTGTTACCAAGCTCGACATCCTGGCCGACATCAAGCAGGCACTGGGCGAGGCGTTAAGCAAGGGCGAAACCCTGGCTGACTTCCAGCACCGCCTGCAGCCCTTGCTGGAGGCCAAAGGCTGGTGGGGCAAGGGCCGCATCGTCGACCAGGACAGCGGCGAGATCATCGGCAAGCGGCTGAACCCGCGCCGGCTGGATACCATCTTCCGCACCAATCTGCAGTCGGCCTATATGGCTGGGCGCTACCAGGCACAGCTGGACAATGCCGAGGCGCGGCCATGGTGGGAATACGTAGCGGTAATGGACAACCGCACCCGCCCCATGCACCGCCAGCTGCATGGCCGTGTATTCCGTTTTGACGACCCGTTCTGGCGCAGCTTCTACCCACCCAATGGCTGGCGTTGCCGCTGCCGGGTCCGCACCCGCAGCAGTGCCGACCTGAGCCGCCTGGGCCTGCAGGCCGATGACAGCAGCGGCCAGCTCGACACCGTAGACCAGCCCATCGACCGCCAGGGCAACACCCGCCCAGCCCCAGCCTGGACCAACCCGTGCACCGGCCAGCGCTTCATGGCCGATGCCGGTTTTGGCTGGAACCCCGGCCGCGCAGCCTGGCAAGCGGAGCTGGACAATTACCCTGCCGATATCGCCCGCCACTATGTGCAAGGCAGCCTCAGCGGGCCGGACTTCGCCCGCAGCTATACCCGGCTGGAACAAGCCGTCAGTCAGCAGCTAAACGATGGGCAGGACAGCACGGCATTACGCCGGGCAATGGGCAGCGGCCAACGCTGGCCGGTGGGCGTGCTGCAGCCGGCCGACATGGCCAGGCTGGGCACAGACAGCCAGACGGTATGGCTATCCGACGACACGCTGATCAAACAGCTGGCCCACCGTCAGGGACAAGCGGTGGCACTGGAAGATTACTGGCGGGTGCAACAGGTGCTGGAGCAGCCGGAGCTGGTGCTAGCCGAAAAGGATCTGCATTTGAAGTTTGTACGACAACACGGCCGCTGGTGGGCTGCGGTGGTCAAGGTAACAAGGGACGGCAAGGAAAACTGGCTGCAAACCTTCCACCCGATGAACGACCGGGAAGTGGCCCGGCTCAGGCGCAGCAGCAAACTGGTATGGGAGAAGTAAGCCCGGGAGGGACTCCCTGTCCCCTCACGCGATCCGTCTTGCAACGTCCTACGGCCGGGAGATTCACCGTGTTTCCGGGCTTGCCAGGATTATAAGCCATGATCACCATCAAAGTAGACCATCAGGCGATTACTGCCGCCCTGGACAGCTTGCAGCAGGCGGCAGTCAACACCACCCCCTTGATGCGCAATATCGCCGCCATCATGGCCGATGCCGTGGAAGAAAACTTTGCCCAGGAAGGCCGTCCGGCCTGGCTGGGGCTAAAGCCTTCATCCTGGCTGGCCCGCGCCGGGGCGCTGACCAAGCGCGGCCAGGTATCGGCCGCCCGGTTTGAGCGCAAGGTACGCGGCGGGAAAATACTGCAGGACAGCGGCCGCCTGGCCAGCAGCATTACCCAGGCCAGCGACGCCAGCAGCGCCCAGGTCGGCAGCAATCTGAAATATGCCGCCATCCACCAATTCGGCGGCCAGACCAGCCCCCACACCATCCGCCCGCGTAACAAGAAAGCCCTGGCCTGGGCCACCGGCCGCCACCCGGTTAAACAGGTCAATCACCCCGGCAGCAATATCCCGGCCCGGCCCTTCCTGCAGCTAACGGCCTGGGATGAGGGGGAGATAGAACGGGCGGTGGAGGACTACCTGCGCGGGGAGGTAGAGGACTGAAGATGACAAGGCAGAGGCTACTAGGCGATTCCAACTCTCAGAATCCACCACCATAAGGGCTGATCGAGTTCTGATAAATCTAACGGGTACCTAAACACCATTAGCAAGATGAACTATGCAGTTCAATCTGTGCATAGGTCACAGGGAACGTCCAAAGTGCAATTCACATTTGCCGCGCAACATATACAATTTATGACATAATACTTTATCAAAATATTCAATAAAGATATTGACATGGCACATGTAATTTGTTTTTTCAATCACAAAGGTGGTGTCAGCAAGACCACAACCGCATTCAACTTAGGCTGGATGCTTGCACGGATGGGCAAGAAAGTTCTTTTAGCCGACTTTGATCCGCAATGCAACCTGACAGGCATGTCAATGGGCTACGAAGGTATAGATGATCTTGAGAGCACATATGAATGCAATCCACCCAATAACATAAGAGATGCATTGGCACCTGCATTTGAATCAAAACCTCAAATGATTCAAGGGGCTGAGTGTGTTCAATTGAAAGGCAATGACAATCTTTTCCTTTTGCGCGGTCATATTGGACTTGCAGAATACGAAACAACTCTAGGCATTGCTCAAGAATTAAGTGGCTCAGTATTAGCATTACGTAACTTACCCGGCTCCCTACGCTACCTACTGGACAAAACTGCTGAAAAATATGAGGCCGAATACGTACTGGTGGACATGAGTCCTAGCCTTGGTCCTATCAATCAGAACTTATTAATGACATCGGACTACTTTTTAGTACCGTTGCATCCTGATTATTTCTCTTCGATGGCCCTTAGCTCACTTTCCAAATCCCTGCCCAGATGGGCAGCTTGGGCATCAACTGCCAGCCAAGTTGACGCATTAAAAAATGCGGATTATCCATTTCCGGAGCCAAAAACAAAATTCATTGGGGCAATTATCCAAAAATACAGACCCAGAAATGGCAATGCTAGTGCAGCTTTTCAACATTGGATAGATCGACTTACCAATGGACTAGAACATGAACTCATCCCCAGCTTAGTTCACTCAGGCTTGGTTAATATTTCAGACTTCACAACGAAAATTGGATCAAGTGCTTGGAATCCAATTCTTGAAGTTGCTGATTTCAATGGACTCATTGCCAAGTCTCAAGAGCACCAAGTACCTGTTTATGAACTAACAGCTGAAATGCTTGCACAGCAAGGTGCCGTACTAGAGCAATCAGAAGCGAACATGGCTCGATTTAACCACGCATTCTCAGAATGCGCAGATAAAATCATCCGTCTTACCGCATGAAGCCCATCGATCATTTTAATATGGTATGGAATCGGTGTGATCTACTATCTGTACTGCATCAATTTGTCTCATCAAAATTGACAGCAGCAGTAGATCCAGATGAAATTCTACGCGCCGAGTGGGTAGCAAGAGTCAGTGCTTTAGATTTGTACATCCACGAGAAAATTGCGCAAGGAATGCTAGATATTTTCTCAGGAATTAAGCCTGAAACAGCAGCATACTCCAAATTCCAGCTTCCAAATCATGTGATAAGTAAAATCCGAACTGCCGCCTCACCACAAGTATGCTGCACCGCATTTGATCTGGAAATTCGAGAAAAACTCAGCACCCTTACATTTCAAGATCCAGATAAAATTGCTGATGGCGTCAGATTAATATCGAACATTGAGCTTTGGAATTCAGTAGCCATACATCTCGGGGCTACACAAGCAAACAAATCAGAAAAGGCAAAAGAGATAAAGAGAAGTTTATCCATCATTGTTTCTCGAAGAAACAAAATCGCTCACGAAGGTGATTTACAGCCTAACTTCCCGAGAGAACCGTGGCCAATTTCTTCAACAGATATAGACTATGTAAATAGAACCATTTTGAATATAGTTCAATCAATCGAGTCTGTAACTACCTAGACCAACCCACTGAACCCCTTCACACAGTCCTACCCCCACCCTGCCCCGCACACTGCGGGGCATGGCACATCTTGCACCCCGCATCGCCGCACTGACGGTTGACCTTACCCCCGGACAGACAGCCCTCAAGCTGCTGCCGGCGGGGACCTTCCGTGCCCGCGATGGTCGCCCCACCGAATGCCCTTACTGGCGGATGGATGCCGCGCTGGCTGCGGCACTGGTGATTGCAGCGGCCCAGCGGCAGACGCGCTTTGTCATTGATTACGAGCACCAGACGCTTTACAGCCAGGCCAATGGCCAACCTGCGCCGGCTGCCGGCTGGTTCGGCACGCTGGAATGGCGCGAGGACGGCTTGTACGCCACCGATGTGCAATGGACGGCCCGCGCCGCCGCCATGATAGACACGCTGGAATACCGCTATCTGTCGCCGGTATTCGCTTACGACAAGGCGGGCAATGTCATCGCCCTGCTTCATGTCGCCCTCACCAACAACCCCGCGCTGGACGAACTGCCGGAGCTGCAACTGGCGGCCCTATCACGTCTGGCCGGCTCGCTTTTCCCCACTCCCGCTACGGAGACCTCCATGGATATCACCGAACTGCTGGCGCAGCTGCGCTGGCTGCTAAGCCTGCCGGCCGAGGCCGACCAGGCAGCGGCGCAGGCGGCCTTGTCGGCGCTGATTGGCCAATTGTCAGACGGCAAAGGCCAGGCTGCCGCCAGCGTGGACCTGCGCCAGTTGCTGGCCAGCCAGCAGACGCAGCTTGCCGCGCTCAGCGCCAATCAGGCTGATCCGGCGCGCTTTGTGCCGATTGACACCATGCGCGCCCTGCAACAGCAGGTGGCCACGCTCAGCGCCCAGCTGCAAAGCGGCACGCAAGAGCAGCTGATTAGTGCTGCGCTGGCCGATGGCCGGCTGTTGCCGGCGCAGGAAGCCTGGGCGCGTGAGCTGGCTGGCAGCAATCTGGCTGCGCTCACCAGCTACCTGGCCACCGCGCCACGCATTGCCGCGCTGTCCGGCACCCAGACCGGCGGCCAGCCGCCAGCTGTCACCACGCCCACCACTCCGGATGCCGACACGCTGGCCATTTGCCAGCAGTTCGGCCTTGATCCGGCCGCACTGAAGGACTAAGCCCATGGCCCAGACCAGCAAGGACCGCAACACCCCGATGATGGATGGCAAGTTGCTACGGCTGCCAATGGCAGCGGGCGTCACCATCCCGGCCGGCACCATCGTCATGGTTTCCAACGGTGATGGCATGGCCTATGGCGTGGCCAACTCCAGCATGGTGGCGGTAGGCCGGGCGGAGGAAAGCAAGCAAAACAGCGGCGCTGCCGGCAGCGAGTTTGTGTTGGTGCGCCGTGGCAAGGCTTTCAAGTGGGACAACAGCCCTAACGACCCCATCACCGCCACCGCCCTGTGCCGCCCCTGCTATGTGCAGGACAACCAGACGGTGCGCCTGGGGAGTTTGAACGGCCAGTTGCCGCTGGCCGGCACCATCATCCAGATCGACCCGGACGGCGTCTGGGTACAGATGTAAGGAGCACTTCATGCTGATCAATGCCAACAACCTCAAGACTATCTTTCTCAACCTGAAGACCATCTTCAACAACGCTTTTGACGCTGCCCCCAGCCAGTGGCAGGAGGTGGCCATGCTGGTGCCGTCCAGCGCCCGCCAGAACGATTACGCCTGGCTCAGCCGTTTTCCGCGCATGAAAAAGTGGATCGGTGACAAGGCGGTGAAGGCGCTGGAAGCGTCCAAATACACCATCGTCAACGACGACTGGGAAGCCACAGTCGAGGTGGACCGTAACGACATCGAGGACGACCAGCTGGGCATCTACAAGCCGCAGGCCGAGATGGCCGGTTTCTCCGCCAAGCAACTGCCGGATGAAATCGTGTTCGAGCTGGCGAACCTGGGCTTTAGCAGCCGCTGCTACGACGGTCAGTATTTCTTTGACCGTGACCACCCCGTCAATGGCAAGTCGGTATCCAACCGTGGCAGTGCCCGGCTGTCAGCCGCCAGTGTGGTGGCTGCCCGTAACAGCTACGGTGCCGCCCGCACCGCCATGCGCAAATTCCGTGACGAGGAAGGCCGCCCCCTCAACATCACCCCCAATGTGCTGCTGGTGGGCCCGGCGCTGGAGGACGAAGCCAACGCGCTGATGACGGTGGAGCGGCTGGAGGATGGCAAGGCCAACCCGTACAAGGGCACGGCAAAAGTCGTGGTCGCACCGTGGCTGAATTCCGACACCGCCTGGTTCCTGCTGGATACCAGCAAGCCGGTGAAGCCCTTTGTCTACCAGGAGCGCAAGAAGCCGGAGTTCGTGCAGCAAACCGACCCGCAGGCCGACGACGTGTTCATGCGCAAGCGTTACAAGTTCGGGGCGGAGGCACGTGCGGCCGGGGGTTATGGCTTTTGGCAGTTGGCCTATGGCTCTGATGGCACTGCTGCATAAGGAGGAGCACAACATGATCCGCATCACCGCATTGGCCGACGGTTTCCGCCGTGCCGGCATGGCACACAGCGCCACCCCCACCGAACACCCGGACGACACCTTCTCCCAGGAACAGCTGCAGGAGCTGCAGGCCGAACGGCTGCTGCTGGTGGAAGTGCTGCCCAACCCGGTAGCAGCGCCAACCGGCGAGGACGAGCAGGTGAAGGAAGAAACCGACCCGCCTGCCGACACCGCCAAGCCACCGGCCAAGACCAGCAGCAAAACCAAGGGGGCCGCCTGATGTACGCCACGCAAGATGACATGGTGGCGCGGTTTAGCATGCGCGAAGTGGTGGCACTGACCGACCGCAGCCTGCATGGCGTGATCGACGCGGACGTGCTGCAGGCGGCGCTGGTGGACGCCTCGGCGGAGATCGACGGCTATCTGGCCGCCCGCTATGCCGTCCCGCTGGCCGGGCCGCCGCGCATCATCAGCGGCTATTGCTGCGACATTGCCCGCTATCGGCTATGCGGCAGCGAAACCTTGCAAACCGAGCTGATCCGCGAACGCTATCAGGACGCCATCCGCTTTCTCACCCTGGCGGCGGCCGGCAAGGTCACGCTGGGTGGCATGCCGCATGGTGGCGTAGCGGCCACCGACAACACCGTGCAGTTCCAGCCGGGCAGCCGCGTGTTTGCCCGTGATGCCGGAGGCTACTGATGATTGCCTTGATCGAAAACGCCATCATCCAGCGCCTGCAGCTGGGCCTGGGTCAGCTGGTACGCGAGGTGGGCAGCTATAGCGGCGAGCTGGACGACGACCTTCCCGAGGCCATCCGCCGCTTTCCAGCGGCATGGGTCACCTTTGGCGGCATTGTCGACAGCAAGCCGCGCAGCACCAGCCGTCAGCAATACCGGGTGCAGGGCCAGTATGTGGTGATGGTGGGCGAACGCTCGCTGCGCAGTCACCTGGCGGGCCGTCAGGGCGGCCCCGGCCCTGGTGAGGTCGGCAGCTATGCCCTGGTGCGCGCCGTGCGCCGTCTGTTAACCGAACAGGATCTGGGCCTGGCCATCAGCCCGTTAACGCCGGGCAAGGTACGCACCCTGTTTAACACCCGTCTGGCCGACCAGGCCTTCAGCGTGTTTGCCTGCGAATTTGCCTGCAGCTGGCTGGAGCAAGCCTTGCCGCTGGGCCAATGGCCAACGCCGCCCGCGCCGGATGCACTCGGCAGCATCGATGCCAGCAACCCCGACGCCGTGTTCAGTCTGGCGCGGGGCCAGACCGGCGAGGCCGACCCACCCTTGCTGGGCATCGGTCTCAACTACCACCTGGCCCCGGACGATGGCCAGGCCGACGCCCAGGACATCCTCAGGAGTACCCCATGAAAGTGATTGCCGCCCCCGGCCTGCAAGTGCCGAAGGAAGACCAGCCGCGCAGCTACATCAGCGACAGCGAAGCCGTGACCGTAGAGCCCAGCGCCTATTACATGCGCCAGCTGGCCGATGGCGACTTGCTGGAAGTCGCTGCAGACCTGGCCGACGACATCAGCCCCGCTGCGCCGGATGACTTGCCCGACGACAGTGCCGAGCAGGCAGCAGTCGGTGTCAAAAAGACCGCCAGCAGCAAGAAAGGAGCAGCATGATGGCCAGCCGCAATATCAGCTTCGCTACCATCCCGGCCAGTACGCGCAAGCCGGGCAAGTATTTTGAATTCAACACCCGGCTGGCGGTACGCACCCTGCCGGGCAATCCGCAGCGGGTGCTGGTGATTGGCCAGCGCCTGGCTGCAGGTAGCCAGGCTGCCTTGCAGGCGGTGGAGGTATTCAGCGACGAGCAGGCCGCCCAGCTGTTTGGCCGTGGCAGCCAGGTCCACCTGATGGCCCGGGCAGCCATTACGGCCAATCCCTATCTGCAACTCACCGTCATCAGCGTGGACGATGCCGCCGCTGGCCTTGCCGCCACTGGCAAGCTCACCCTGGCCGGCAAGGCCGACAGTAATGGTGTGCTCAGCCTGTGGGTAGGCACGCAGCGGGTGGATGTGGCCATTGCCGCTGGTGACACGGCAGCCATCGTGGCCAGTGCGCTGCACACCGCGCTGACACGCCATGCCGATTTGCCGCTGCAGGCCAGCCTCGCGGCCCCCGTCCTCAACCTCACCGCCCGTAACAAAGGGAGCCAGGGCAACTGGATCAAGCTGCGCGCCAGCAGCACTGCCAAGGGGCTGACGGTCGTCAGCGATGCCAGCCTGAGTGGCGGCAGCATCGACCCGGACCTGCGTCCGGCAACGGCCGCTGTGGTGGCCGCTGGCCATCACATCATTGCCTGCCCCACGCCCGAGGCCGAGCCGCTGCAACAGCTGCGCCAGCATCTTGAGTTTGTCTCCGGGGCCATGGAACAGCGCGGTGCCATTGCCACTGCCGGCTGGCCGGGCAGCCTTGCCACCGGCACCGCACTGATGGCACAGAGCAATAGCGGCCGCATCAGCATGGCCTGGCACCGAGGGTCGAACAAGCTGCCTTGCGAGATTGCTGCCGGCTACGCCGCCGTACTGGCCAGCGAGGAAGATCCGGCCCGCCCGCTCAACACCCTGGAAATCAAGGGGCTGGATGTACCGGCCATTGCCGACCAGACCATGCGCACCGAGCAGGAGAACGCCCTGTACAACGGCCTGACCCCGCTGGAAGTCGGCCCCGGTGGCCGGGTGCAGATTGTGCGCGCCGTCAGCAGCTACACCCGCGACCCGCAAGGCGTGGAAGACGAATCCCTGCTGGACATCACCACCATGCGCACGCTGGATTATGTGCGCCGCGCCTGCCGTGAGCGGGTCAGTTTGCGCTTTCCCCGCGACAAGCTGTCGGCCCGCACCCCGGACAAAGTACGCAGCGAAATCCTGGATGTGCTCTACAAGCTGGAGGAGCTGGAAATCCTGGAAGCTGTCGATGCCAACAAGGACGGCGTACTGGTGGAGCGCGACCTGCAGAACGTGGGCTGGCTGTGCGTCAAGATTCCGGCCGATGTGGTGAATGGTTTGCATGTGATCGCCGGCCGCATCGACTTGCTGCTGTAGCCGCCGTAAAAGCGTTGTCACGGCGTTGCGCTGCCTTGCCGTACTCCTTGTACTGTCTGCGGCAGCGCGCCTGGTGACAACGTTTTTACCTGTTTAACCAAGGTAGCGAGTCCTGAGGCCGCTGCCACCACCAGGAGCACACCATGCTCGAAGAATACGCCGGGGCCATCGTGCTGGAAGTGAATGGCCAGGAAGTGGAAGTCATCGACCTGTCCGTCACCGGCAAGACCGGCCGCAAGCTGGTGAAAACCATGAACAAGACCGGCCGCGCCAAGGGCTTTGCCAAGGGCATTGCCGAATTCGACCTGGCTGCCACCGTGGCAATCCCGCTGTCCGGGGATCTGGACTGGGACGGCATCGAGGGCGAAAAACTCACCATCTACCCGCTCAGCCCGGGCGGCAAGCGCACCAGTTACCTGGACTGCTTCAGTACCGAAGTGGGCGAAAAATACAGTGTTGATAACGAAGCCCGCCGCGACATCAAGCTGCAGGCACTACGCAAGGTAGAAGAATGATGATGACTGAACCCGGACAACTGCTGTACGGCGTGGAGTGGCCAGAAGGCTCTGGTCAGCTGCATTACGACTTCGCCATGCGCCTGCCCACCATCGGTGACAATATTGCCGCCATCGAGAACCACGGCGTGGCTTCCAATATCCGCATCAACACCGCGATGATGGCCAGCTGCCTGGTGAGCCTGGGCGACATCCCGCCCGAGCAGCTGGATTTTGCGCTGCTCAGCCGGCTGGTGGATGACGACTTCGACACCCTGGCCACCGCCCGTGACGCGCTCAAAAAAAAGCGCAGGCGGCCGAGCAGCAGCTTGCCGGCTACCGACTCACCGTCCTTGCCCTCGGCCGCTACGGCATCAGCGAATCTGCCATCCGCCAGCTGAGCCAAGCCCAGCTGGACGGCTATCTGGCCGCACTGGCCCGGCTGCACGGTCACAAGCCCGGCAGCCGGGGGCAGACGCAACGCATTACTTCCTTGCGCAGGAAACCCGTTAAATGAGCCGCAACATGGAACTGGCGTTAACGCTCAAGGCTCGCGACGACATGTCGCGCACCGTGGGCCGCGCCTTGCAGACCATCGGGCAGGAAAGCCAGCGCGCCGAACGGGCGGTGGTGGGCCTGTCGCGGGAAAGCCAGCGCATGGCCAGTGCCCGCGAAACCCTGGGCATCCGCGCCGAGCGCACCATCCAGCGCGAAATCGCCCAGACCGAAGCCGCCTACCAGCGGCTGAGCCGCAGTGGCACGCTGTCGGCCCGTGAGCAGGTCCGCGCTTTTGACGCCATGCGCGACAAGGTGGGCAAGCTGCGTCAGGAAATGCACGGAGTGGAACGGCAGCAGAGCAAGCTGATTAGCGGGGCCAAGGGCTTGGCAGCGGTAGCCGCAGGGGTGGCCGTCGGTGCGCGGGTCTTGTCCGGCCCGGTGAAACAGACCATGGGCTATGAGCGCCGCCTGGCGATGATGGCCAATACCGCCTATGCCGAACGCAATCTGTCCGGCCGCAAGCAAGGCATGGTCGAGCTGGATAAAACCATCAACACCGCCGTGCGTCATGGAGGTGGCACCCGCGAAGAAGCCGCCGACACCCTGGACAATCTGATTGCCTCCGGGGCCATGGATATCAAGACGGCCAGCAGCTTGTTGCCCACCCTGCAAAAAATGGCCACTGGCACCGGTGCCGACCCCAAAGAGCTGGGCAATATCGCGATTCGTGCCATGCAGACCATGGGCATCAAGCCACAAGAAGTCCCTGTCTTGCTAGACCAAGCCATCATGGCCGGCCAGAAAGGCGGCTTTGAACTGAAAGACATGGCCAAATGGCTGCCGCAGCAAATGGCGGCCGCCAAGCTCAGCGGCATTAGCGGCATGCCGGGCATGGCCAAGCTACTGGCGGCCAACCAGGCTGCCGTGATTACCGCCGGCAGCAAGGATGAGGCCGGCAACAACCTGGTGAACCTGCTGACCAAGATCAACAGCCAGGACACCGCCCGCGATGCCGCCAAAATCAGCGCGACGACATTCCGCGAAAAGCGCAAAGGTGAACAAGGCATAGATCTGCCCGCCACCCTGGCGCGTGGCCGCGAAAAAGGCATGGACTCGCTGGACAGCTTTGTTGGCCTGACTGAAAAAGTGATCGGCGGCGACAAGCGCTACCAGACCATCCAGGACAAACTCAAGCGCACCGACAACAAGGACGAGCGCCGCGCCTTGCTGGAATCACAGGGCGACATCCTGCAGGGCTCGGCCATTGGCAAGCTGATCCAGGACCGCCAGGCGCTGATGGCCCTGGTGGCCATCATGAACAACCGCAAATACATGCAGGACATCGAAACCGCCTTGCCTAATGCCAAAGGGACGGGTCAGGCCAACTATCAGCTGATTGCCGACACCCCGGCTTTCAAGGCCGAGCAGCTGGCGAATGAGCGCGCCATTGCCACGCAAAAAGCCATGGAAGGATTGAACGGTGCACTGGGCGACGCCGCCAGCAAGCTGGTGGAGTACGCCCAGGAATACCCCGGCCTGACGGCTGCGCTGGTTGCTGCCGGCACGGCTACTGCAGCCCTGGCGGCCGCCGCCGCAGCCGCCGCCATTCCGCTGGCGCTGATCGGCAAGGGCGGGATGCCTGGACTGCCTGGTGGCGGTGGTGGAGCCACCATCGCTCGCAATGCCGGTAAGGGCTGGCTGGGGCGTCTGGGTCTGGCCGGCCTGGTGGGAGGAACGCTGTTTTCCATGGTGCCAGACACCAACGAAAAACAGGGCCGCGAAGATGTCAAAAAAGGTGACTGGTGGAATGCCTCTTTTAATCTGCCAGCCCCAGCCCTGTTTGCCGCCGTGCGGGAACAGCTGTTTCCGGCTCAGCCCATCAAGCGCAACGCGCCCGACCCCGGTGCACCCATTCCACAGGCCGGCGTGAACGCCCCGGCTCCAGCGCCACCGCTGGCCCTGCTGCAATCTGTCATGGACTCCTCCACCCGCTTTAACCTGGCCGCCGACAAGATACAGCAGGCCAGCCAGCAGCCCATTCCGCTGCATGTCACGGTGGACGTGCAGAACGGCAATATCGTGGCCGCTGTTAACCAGGCCAATAAGCTGGAATGGAGGAGAAACTGATGTCCTGGAAAGATAATCTGCTGGACGCCAGCTTTCGTGGAATGGTGTTCGACTGCCTGCAGACCGAGGACGAGGCCGAGCGCGATACCGCCAGCCATGCCTATCCCTATATGGATGGCGAGGATGTGGAGGACCTGGGACGCAAGGCGCGCCAGCTGCGGCTGACGGCGGTGTTTTTTGGCGATGATTACGACAGCCGCCTGCAGGCTTTTCTGGCCATGCTGGATGAACCCGGCCATGGCGAGCTGATTCACCCGGTGTTCGGCAGCATGGCGCGCATGCAGCTGCTGCGCCATGTCGTGCGCCACTCGGCCGAGGACGTGGATTACTGCACGGTAGAACTGACCTTCAAGGAAGCCACGCCGAGCCAGCCTTTTTTTGTGCAGCAGCTGCCGGCACAGCAGGCGCAGAGCCTGGCTTTGCAGGCGGATACGGTACGGCAGGCCGGCATTGCGGTGTTCGACCAGGCGCTGTCCGGTCTCAAGCAATGGCAGGCTAATCTGGCACCCTTGCAGGCGCTGGGTACGGTGATGACCGGCACGCTGGCGGCCGTGCGCAGCCAGCTGCATGGCCTGGTGGCCGGGGCCAGCCTGCTGGACAGTCCACGCGCCTTTGCGGCGGAGCTGGTGGGGCTACTGGATGGGCTGGTGGATCTGCGCGGCTTCGATACCGACACCATCGCCAGCGACTGGAACAGCCTCGCCAGGCAGCTGGACCGCATCGTGCTGCTGCCGGTGCAGCTATCGCGGCCGGCAGATCCGCTCAGTGACTTTCCGTCTGTTGCTGAGGGTCAGCCCATCCCGGCCCCGACCCTGCCGCCACACCCGCAGGATGTGGCCCAGCTCACCGCCCTGGTTCAAGCCGTGGCCGCCAGCACGCTGGCCAGCACCGCCAGTGAACTGCTGGCCGACCAGGCCGAACAGCCCACGCTCACCCCGCCGCAGCTGGAAACCATCGCCAACGATGTGCGCCAACTGCTGCAAACCAGCATCGACAGCCATCAGGCGACCTACCCGCTGGAGCTGGCCCGCCCGGTGATAGCGGCGTTAAAAGACACTGCGCAGGCCGTACAGGAAGCCGCCCGCGCCGTCATTGCATTGGCCCCGCCGCTGATCCAGCGCCGGGTGGAACAGGACGGCAATCTGCATCTGCAGGCCTTTGCCTGGTATGGCGATTACCGCCGCGCCGCCGAGCTGGCCCGACTCAACCCCACACTGCGCAACCCCAACCACCTGCAAGCCGGAGACCTGCTCCATGCCTACGCCCGCTAACGCCGTGCCTGCCGACCACATCGTCAGCCTGCTGCTGGCTGGCAAAGTCCATCAAAGCTGGAGCAGCTACGAGATCGACTCCGACCTGCTCACCCCGGCCGATGCCTGGCAGCTGCAGCTGGGCCTGCCGGATGGCCGCCTGCCGCCAGCCCTGCAGGAAGGTGTGGCAGTACAACTGCGCATCGGCCGCGACCTGGTGATGACCGGGCAGATTGACGACATCGAGGACCCGATAGAACACGGCGCGCACACGCTGACCCTGCGTGGCCGGGATGGTGCGGCGATCCTGGTGGATTGCTCCTCGCCCATCTTCACCCGCCGCCAGGCCACCCTGGCGGAAATCGTCGCCGATGTCGTGCGGCCGCTGGGCTTGAACAAGATCCGCATCGACGCCGCCCGCACCGTCACCCGCGAGAAAGTCAGTGTTGAACCCGGCGACAGCGCCTGGGACACGCTACGCAATGCGGCAGAAGCCAATGGCCTGTGGCCGTGGTTTGAACCGGATGGCACGCTGGTGATCGGAGGGCCGGACTACCAGCGGCCCCCAGTGGCCAGCCTGATCCTGCGCCGCGATGGCCAGGGCAATAATGTTGAGCGCCTGCACCGGGTGCGCAGCATGGCCGGGCGTTATTCGGACGTCACCGTACTGGGCCAGTCACACGGCAGTGCGCTGCAGGCCGGTCGCCATGCCATCAAGGTGGTGGAGCGTGACAGCAGCGTCAGTGTTTACCGGCCACGCATCGTCATCGACCACGATGCCGACAGCCTGGCCGCCGCCCGTGCCCGGGCACGCAAGCTGCTGTCTGACTCGCGCCTGCAGGGGCTGACGCTACAAGCCACAGTAAAAGGCCACCGCAGCAGCGACGGCCTGTTGTGGACGCCGGGCCAGCGCCTGCATGTATTGAGCGAGCCGCACGACATCAACGGCATTTACTTCCTGATGGCGCGGCGCTTCAGCGGCGGCCGTGGCCGCCCCAGCCACACCCTGCTCACCCTGAAAGAAGACGGGGCCTGGGTGCTGGATGCCCATCCTCACCAGCGCAGCCATCGCAAGGGCAAGAACAGCAGCGCCAGCACAACCCTGGTGGCGGTGGATGTTGGCCCGCCCAATTCAAGCAAAGGCAAGCCATGACTCCGGACATCGACCGCCGCATCAGCCGCGCCCTGGCCGGCATCCGCCAGGCCTTCCGGGGTGTGCTGGGCCTCACCAGCAACGGAGCCGGCAGCCAGCTGGCCCAGGTGGAGGGCTTGGCCGACGAGCCTTTGCCCGACCTGGAGCTGTTCCAGCAGTTTGGCTTTAGCAGCAACCCGCCGCCCGGTACCGCCGTCATCGTGCTGCCGCTGGGTGGCAAAACCAGCCACGGCATCATCATCGCCACCGAAAACGGCCAGTTCCGCGTACAGGGCCTGGCCCCCGGCGAAACAGCCGTGTTTAACGCTTTCGGCGATACCTTTGTGTTTAAAGACGGCAAGATCGAAGGCAGCACCAAAACCTTTACCCTCACCGCCACGGAAGGCATGCGCTTTGACAGCCCACAGGCCGAATTTACCGGCCAGGTGTTGGTACGCCAGCAGCTAAGCGGGCAAGGCGGCATGGCCATACAGGGGGGCGATGGCGCGGTGTTCAGCGGGGATGTGCGGCAGGAGGGAGGCTGCTACCAGACGGATGGCGATGTGGTGGCGAGAGGGGTGAGTTTGAGGAGGCATACCAACAACGGCATGCCGGTAGATGGAGGCTAGTTGTACATTTCCCCCCCCTGTTTCGGTGAGACAAGACAGGTCAGACTGAAACCTCTTTCCTCCAGGAGTACAACATGACCAAAACATTCGTTCTTGTCCGTCACACTGCCCAAGATATGCGCGCAGCCAAGAGCCATACGCTAGACAGCATGACAAATACCGTAAGCATTGCCCTTCAATCATGTGGCTATGACTATCAAGAAAGACAGATTCTCGGAGGTGACGGCTATATCAGTAATGCCCTGCAAGTTGATGCTGTGATAGACAGACTACAAGCAAACTTGGAGGAGCTGCGTAAGGAGGCAAAACGATACCTATCGAGTCAGTAGTGATAGTGCCACGTAGCTCAGGCATTTCTTAATATGCAAAATTGTAGTCAAAATATCATTGTTTATGCTTGAAGGATACAAAATCATCCCAATGATAGGGTGACTATGTGAATAGAGGTTTTGTCAATGAAAAATTCCCTGAAAATTACTGATGCCGAGCGACTGATCCTAGCTAATCAGTACCAAATTCTTGCCGAACTTGAAGTGCTTAATAAGCATGGAGATGGGAAAGAATATTCAGAGCTATCGAATGACCTTCGAGATGGCTACAGCTTTTTCTATGATGGTTTTTTTGATGCAGTACTTTCCAACGTCCTAGACAAAGATGATGAAAGCTTTGTATTAAACACCTTAGATCTGTTCTCCACACTAAAAGCTAGTTACGATGAGCTTGATAAAGCACAGCAGGCTGAAATCTATGCAAAAGGGATCTCATTTGATGGTTTTGACGGAAATCATGAGACCGAGCTTCTTGGATTTGTAGACGCACTTGCAAAGCACAATAGATTTTTCACCATTCTTGATGGAAAAATGGGACTAAATTCGCATGCACCCATGGTGAGCATTTATCAAAGACAATTAGCCAAATGGGAAGAGTTGGGAGAGCCACTTTATCCAATGAGCTTTGAGCAAATTCGTGATATTGCTGAAGCTAGAAAACACCCAACAGCGCGTAAATAATCGAATAAACGGTTACCCACTGAACCCCCTCAGCTAATCCCATCCCCCACCATGCCCCGACAATCGGGGCATGGACGCTTTACTCGACCCTCACACCGCCAGCTATGCCGGCAGCCGCACCAGCACCCTGGCCAATGCCGTTTATCTGCGCCTGGCCACGCCGCTGGGCAGTTGGTGGGCAGACCCCTCGCTTGGCTCACGCCTGCATGAGCTGCAACGCGCCAAAGACCTCAGCCGTATCGACGCGCTGGCGCGGCAGTATGCCGAGCAGGCTCTGGCTCCCTTGCTGCAGGATGGCCGTGCCAGCCGTATTTCGGTAGAGAGCCAGCGGCCCCGGCCCGGCTGGCTGGTGCTGTTGATTACCGTCACCGCGGCCAGCGGCACACTACAGACCTTCCGCTATCCAGTGCGGGTGGCCGGCTGATGGCTTATCCCTTGCTCACCATGGCGCAGATTCGCGCCGACATGCTGCGCGACATCCGCAACCTGCTGCCCGAAGCCGATACAGGCCCGGACTCGGACTACTTCATCCGCGCCACCTCGGTAGCCAGCGCGGTAGAAGGCCTGTACCAGCACCAGGCGTGGATGGTGCGGCAGATTTTCCCCGACACCGCCGATCATGATTATTTGCTGTTGCATGCCCGACTGCGTGGTCTGGAGCCCAAGCCGGCCGTGGCCGCCAGCGGCCGCATGCTGTTGCGTGGTAATCCTGGCAGCCCCATCGCTGCCGGAATACAGGGCAAGTGGACCGACCAGCTGTATGTCAGCCGCGAGGCCGGGCTGATCGGTGCAGATGGCACAGCGACAGTGGCCGCCAGTGCAGCACTGGCAGGATTTGCTGGCAATGCGCCGGACGATGCCCGGCTGGAGCTGCTGGCCCCACCGCCAGGCATGCAGTCGGCAGGTCAACTGGTGGAGATGCGCGGTGGGGTGGAGGAAGAAAGCGATGCCGAGCTGCTGGCGCGGCTGCTGGATCTGATCCGCCGTCCACCCGCTGGCGGCAATGTGCATGACTACCGCCGCTGGGCATTGGAAGTGCCGGGCGTGTCGGCAGCTTATGTCTACCCGCTACGGCGCGGACTGGGCACGGTGGACATCATCATCACCTCGGCCGGTGGCCTGCCATCGGTGGCGACGCTGGCCGCCGCACAGGCGCATATCGACGCGCTGCGCCCGGTCACTGCCAGGCACAGCCTGGTCGCTGCACCTGCGGTGCGACTGGTGGATGTGGAGCTGTTGCTGTCGCTGTCCGGCCTGACGCTGGAACAAGCCCGACTACAGCTGACACCGCAGCTGCACACCCGTTTCGACCAGTTGGCCCCCGGCCAGCTGCTGATCCGCAGCCAGCTGGAAACGCTGGCTTCCAGCCTGCCCGGCGTGGTGGACCGGCGCATCGTGCTACCGGCCGCCAATGTGCAGCCGCTGGTGAATGAACAGCGGGTGGAATGGCTGCGCCTGGGCCGACTCGACATCAAGGCCATGCCATGAGCCACGCCACACTATTGGCACTGCTGCTGCCACCGCAATCCTATGCACGCAATGCCCAGCCCTTGCAGATCGAGCTGCAGGCCGAGGGCCGGGCGCTCGATGTGGCCGAGCGCGATGGCCTGCAGGCTGCTGCCGCCATCTCCCCCTTCTTTGCCGAATACACCCTGCCGGACTGGGAGCGAGTGTGTGCGCTCACCCCGCCCAGCGGTGCCGGCTACCAGCAGCGGCTGCAGGCGGTGCTGGCCAAGCTGGCGGCTACCGGGGGGCTGAGTATTCCTTACTTTCAGCGACTGGCCAGCAGCCTGGGTTACCGCATCGACATTGTCGAACCGCAGCCTTTTCGTGCCGGCATCAACCGCGCCGGCGACATGCTGCAGGTGGCCGACATTATCTGGGTGTGGCAGGTGGTGGTGCATGCCGCCCAGGTGCAGGCCTGGCGTTTCCGTGCTGGCCAGTCCGCTGCCAGCGAGGCGCTCACCAGCTTTGGCGACCCGGTGCTTGAAACCGTGTTCCGCGAGCTGAAACCGGCGCACACCTTTGTCTACTTCGCCTATCAGGAGGGCTGAATGCACAAGATCAACACCCCGGACAGCCTGTTTCACGATGGCGACCCGTCAACCGGCGCGCTGGGCACCATCGTCACCGCCGCCTGGCTGAATGCCATGCAGGGCGAGCTGGTGAGCGTGATCGAGGCGGCCGGCATCAAGCTGGATGCTGGCAAAACCAACCAGCTACTGCAAGCCATCGCCAAGCTGGTGAGCGATGCCGCCGCGCCACTCAAGCATGGCCATCTCTGGACAGACATCAGCAAAACCCCCACCACGCTGGCGGGGTATGGGATTGGGGACGCACTAGCACTCAAACCGGGACTAGCTGACAAGGTGGACTTGAACAGCATCAGTGAAACCGGCCTTTATCATCAGTCCAATAATGCGGCGGCGGAGAGTGGCAGCAATTACCCGACCCCCTATGCTGGCATGCTGTTTGTCTTCAGTGCTGGCTTGATGTGCTACCAGCAATTCCAGGATTACCAGGGCAAACGGCTGTGGTGGCGGGTCAAGTACCGCGATGCCTGGTCCAGCTGGAATGCCAGCACGGCGCTGGTCGAACTCCCCGGCCAGTGGGACACCCGCTTAAACCAACGCATGACTTTCCAGTACTGAGGCCGCGCCATGCCCAAGACCTTTATCGACGGCCGGGAAATCAAGCGCTGGTGGCTGGATGGCCGCGAAGTCAGCCGTGCCTATCTTGATGGCCGCCTGGTGTTCCAGAAAGAAACCGTCATCCGCATCAGCGCCCACGACCATGGCATCACGGGCCAATGGGTGATCGACCGTATCCAAACAGCATTTGCAGGTGCGCCACCCGCCGGAGCCAGCATCCGCTTGGTCATTGAGTCAGGCATCCAGCTGGTGGCCGCCAATGTCGGCGAATGTTTCCGCCTGGACGGTAGCTGGTGGAATGGCACATTGGCAAGCTGCCAGATCATCATCGAAAACCACGGCTACCTGCTGGGGCGTGGTGGCCAGGGCGGCAATACTGGCTCGGGTTGGCAGGAGGCAGGTTTGCCTGGCGGCAATGGCATCGTCAGCAATGGCGTGCCACTGCTGGTGGCCAACTATGGCGTGATTGGCGGCGGTGGCGGCGGCAGCGGTGCCACTGGCTGGTACGACGGCGGCAGTGGCAACTACAACTCCACCGGTGGCGGTGGTGCCCCCTTCGGTCCGGGTGGGCCAAACAATAGCGGCAGTAATGGCAAATGGTGGGGATCGGCCGCCAGCTTGGACACGCCAGGCCGCAGCGGTGGAGGGCCGGGGGGCAATGTTCCAGGTGGCAACTGGGGCGAGAAAGGCGGCGACGGCTTGTTCAAACAGGCTGGAGGTGCCCGTTACCCGGTAGCTGGCGGCCCTGCCGGCTCCGCCATCATCTGTAGTAACGCTGCCTTTGGCTGGATCAATCGCGGCGACATCCGAGGAAACGCACCATGAACAGCCTGATCTTTGACGGCAGCATCACCCGCCTGCAGCGCGCTCACGGCACCTTCCACACCCGGCTTATTCCAGTCCTTACCCCACGCCCGGCCAGCGAGGACAGCACGCAGCAAGGTGTGCCTATTCGCATCCGCTACCTGCTGGCGGAGCCGGCCGACAAGTCGGTGCTGGAGCTGGACGACGCCGACTACACCTGGCAGCTGAATGCCGAACAATGCGCCGAGCTGGACACCTTCATCACTGACTTCGACCCGGCCAATGCCATTGCCTGGCCCGCGCCGCTGTCAGCGGAAGAACAGGAGCGCCTGACCCGCGCCGAACGCGACCGCCGCCTGCAGGCCACCGATTACCTGCTGATGCCGGACTACCCCATCAGCACGGCCGACCTGGACGCAGTGAAGGCCTACCGCCAGCAGCTGCGGGATTTGAGCCAAGCGCCGGACTGGCCTGATGTTGCGTGGCCAGCGCTAACGCCAGGCGGAGAGGAGGACGCAGCCACAACCACCCTGCCCGAATCTGAATAAGTGAGAGACAGCGACCGACCATGATGCGTCAACATCAGGCCGGCCAGCTGACCCGCAGAACGACCCTGCAAGTCACCCCAAGGCTGCCACTTTCTGCGCAGAAAGCCCGGACAGTCTAACGGTTAAACGGTCCCGGACCACCTTGCCGATGTCACTACCCGAAATCCGCTGCGGCCATTGCGGCCGCAAACTCGCCGAGGGCCACGTGCTGGTCCTCAGCATCAAATGCCCGCGCTGCCGGGTGCTAAATCATTACCAGGCCACGAGCCATTCACCAGCGCACCAGGGCGTGCCAGACAGGACACCAACTGATGCACAGCCAACCCATCATTCCCTGGTTGGGCGGTAAACGCCGTCTGGCCGACAAACTACTGCCGCTGTTTCCGCCACATGACTGCTATGTCGAACTGTTCTGTGGCGGCGCAGCCCTGTACTTCCTGCGCCATCATCCGGCAAAAACCGAGGTGCTCAACGATGTGAACGGCGAACTAGTCAACCTGTACCGTGTGGTTCAACACCATCTGGAAGAGTTTGTACGCCAGTTCAAATGGGCTATCAGCAGCCGTGAAGTATTCAAATGGCAGCAAATGACTCGCCCGGAAACCCTGACCGACATCCAGCGCGCTGCCCGCTTTTATTACCTGCAGCAGCACGCCTTCGGCGGCAAGGTACAGGGTCAAAACTATGGCACCGCCACCACCACGCCGATGATTAACCTGTGCCGCATCGAGGAGAACCTCAGCGCCGCCCACCTGCGACTGGCCGGTACCAATATCGAAAACCTGCCCTGGGACGAATGCCTACAGCGCTACGACCGCAGCCACAGCTTCTTCTATGCCGATCCGCCGTACTGGCAAACCGAAGGCTACGGCGTCCCCTTCGGCCTGGAGCAATACCAACGCCTTGCCAACCTGATGAAGCGCTGTAAAGGCAAGGTGATGGTGAGCATCAACGACCATCCCGATATCCGTGACGTGTTTAACGGCTTCTGGATGGAAGGGCTGGAAATAAAATACAACACCGGCAACAGCCACGGGGCAGCGGATAGCAGCAAGGAACTTGTGATCACCAACTGGCAGCCGGAGGTGATGGGGGGATTGTTCTGAGGGCAAAAACAAAGGGAGCTTATGCTCCCTTTGTGCGGCAGAAAATCGGCCAGAGCAGTCGTTGCGAGGGTCTTAGGCGAATGGCCGGCATCTCCACACTTGAGGGTATTCGCTTGAGAAGCCATTTTTGCTCATCGAATTACCCCGGCCTCCCCAACGAATGGATTCATAATTGATATGCGATCAGGGCTAACTCTCTCAGCAACCCAAATACCCTCGGCAACGGGTACTTCATCATGGCTTTGATCGATCGCAAGAACAAGAGGCACCCCCTTCCTCGCCCCCACGGCCATGGCCTCCTCTGCAATATTCGTCAAATGGACCATACGCCGCTGCATCGGAACCAAGCCGTCATGGACGATCCTATCTAGGGCAGACCAGCTAGAACCATGAAACAGTGAGGTCGGTGTACCAACTTTGATGCCAGCATCAATGACAACATCTAACGAGTGACCATAGAGCGCCCTGATGCGGCCATCTCGAATCTCGAATCTTGGCTCACCTGGATACTCTGCGACGGCCAGTAACTGACTTGAATCCACATTGAGTACAAGTGCTAGCTTATCCATCGACGCGAACCCAGCTTTATCGATCTGAATATCGTTTGAAGGTCCATGATGACGGAGTTGGTATGCCATTGCTTTACTTAGTCTCCGATGGTCAGGGCCTGGGGCTGATTCATTTGTATCTAGCTGTTCGATCCGTGAAAGCGCATGCATTAGGTCCCGAGCTAAGCCTTTGATTGAGTCATCACCGCACTCAACCAGTAGTCCGCAAAGTTCGCGCGCATGGCGGCGTAATTGCTTACCGGCCTCCCTTTCAGTACCTAGCCGCAATGCTCGGGTAAGGGCAAACCAACCATATGCAGCGGCCACATCAGAGCTACTAATTTCTTCACCCATGTTTTCTATATAGCGCTTAATTATTGCTAAGCGTCTGTGCCACCCATCTGGATTCGCTTGAATCAGGGCGTCATCTTCAATCAGTTGCGCAACGTCATAGCCAATCGGTATAAAATCGACTGACTCTAGATCAATGGCTATGATGCGTCCTGCTGAGTCCACTAGCCAATTGGATGCATGACCATCCCGCTTTCTTACCAACGGAAGCTTGCTGGGAAAGATACCGTGTAAAGATTTGACAAAGCGGTCTGCCTGCTCACGCTCGAAGAGGGCTTTCGACCATAACTTAAGGTGGTCCTTTAGCGAACGCCACGCTGATTTTCCGGCAGGAGGCTCACCTGCAACACGATGAAAGACGGCGAGAAGGTCAACAATTGAGTCAAGTACTTCTGATACCTCCTCCCCACGGAGTTCGCTTACCAAACGTCCAGCAGCTCGTTGAGAGACATGTACCCATTGCCGTTCATCGTCAGCGGGAACCTTTACGATCGCAAGCGAGCGTGGCACTTCAAACCGATGTGCGTTGCCCTGCCGTGTGATTTCCTCCCGCAGTGCACTGAGCATAGATGCTTCGTGGTCAGCCTTTCCTCTGGTAGTACGCTTAAACACAAATGTCTCTGATAAAAAACCCCTGGCGTCAGCAACAGCAAAAACCTCATTGCGTCCGCCAAGATTTGATCGTGCGTAGTCTGCTGACTTTAAAGCAAGTGATGCCGCATCTTGCCAACTGTCATCTGTAGATGAAGTATTATTGTTGCTTCCAACAAGGTAGTCGCGCACTCGCGCAAGACCGATTCGTGGAAGCGGCCAAGTCGAATGCAATGTGGCCAGCTCATCAAATATCAACTGAGCTTGTTGTGCCAACTCTTGATTTCCAGTTCGCTTCGCCACTGATAACGCAGCCGCTCCAGCCTCCCATTGAACATGGCGGTTCCAAGAGGATTTCGTTGCGAGCCAACTCGTGGCCTCAACGTAGTTAGAAAGATTGCTTGCATCAAGCAATTCCGGAGGCCCATCAATCATCTGCCGCAAGAACCGAGCACTCAACACTGCCGCAGGTACCGATCCACGATTGATTCGCAAATTTTCGAGTTCATCAATTACTCGTCTTATAGTTACCCAAAGGGTAGTAGATGGCTTCGTCGCCATTGAAGCGAGCAAACCTCTCGGGATACCCATTGAACGAGCAGACATAACGAGCCGTCCCTGCTTGGCCTCCGCTACTAGCGTAGACAATACGCTGCGCCGGGACTCTTCAACACCGCTCTTTGGACGAAACAGTACGAGTCTTCTCTCAGCGGCTTTAAGGTAGCGCCTGGAGTCTCTGGGCCCGGACTCTGAGATCTGTGCAAGCCGAAATCGGGCCTCTGCCTCGGCGAGCTCAGACCCCTCTGCAATTTTCTGATTCTCCGACAGAAGTTCTAGTGCCTCCCGCAGTAGCTGGGCATCACCAGTTTGATCGAACTGTAAAACCAGAAGCTCAAGTCGATAGATAAGTGTCTCGGGTTTCAGGTTTCCCAGCGTCATTGATTCTTTGGAATATAACAGAGCTCTTGAGACGGCTTCAGGCGATACGTTGACCCAACGGCCAATCATTGCAACTGCAGTTGCGTATTTACCAGTAGCTAGTCGCCTAGTGGGGCCCGTAAGTAGTTGGCTTTCGATGGAGAACCGGAATTCTGAGAGTGCTGCTTGGAATCGAGCAATGGCCACGTCAATCTCATCACCAGCAAAACTCTGTTTAGCCCCCTCGTGCAAAGCATCTGCTGCTCGGAACGCAAGATTTGCTAACGTTTTGGAGAACTCAAGTCCGACTGCCGCCAATGAACTTCCCGTATTGGCAGGATTTCGGCGCATGTGTTCAAGTATTAGGAGTAGTACTGGCGCTGAGAGTTGAGCGGACTCCTTGAGCACCTTGCGCCACATCTCAGCTGCGATCACGTGACCATCCTGATGAGTCAGAGACTCCAGTTGCGATGACCACTCAGATTCGGTGAGCCATTTGATAGAGGGCTCTGATCCAAGGTATGCCAGCGAGTGAAAACTCTCAGTCAATTCAGGTGTCCATACTTGTAGCGCACAGGAGATTTCATCAGTTCGTGCCAT